CGGAGCATACCGCCGGACAGCTTACGCATCTTCATTTTGGAAGCCTTATGCATCCCGACCTGTTCCAAAAGGCTGTCTGTCCGACTTTTTGCAAATGCCGGCCTCAATCCCTTTATGGATGCAATATACATCATGTAATCCGATACGGTCAGGTCAGGGTAATAGCCGAAGTCCTGCGGAAGATATCCCAACTGGCGTCGGTAATCACCTTCCATTTCAAAGATGTCTTTCCCGTCACAGGTAATGTTTCCTCGTGACGGCTGGATCAGGGTACAGATCATACGCATCAATGTCGTTTTCCCAGCCCCGTTTACACCCAACAGGCCATAGACACCACTCGTCATAGTTAGATTCAGGTCTTTAACAGCCGTAAGAGCGTCATATTGTTTTGTCAGACTATTCAAAGACAGCTCCATTTAGATTCACCTCCATGTATTTGTCACAGTTTTTCAATAAGCGGTAGATGGCAAACGCCAGGGACAGGAATGCAAAGACAAAAACAGCCCACACCCCTCGGCGCGCCTGCCCCGCTCTGTCAGCGGCAGGTCAGACGATATATCCTCTCTGGTGCACACCGTCTGCACGCCCAATGCCTCAAGCTCCTCACACAGCAGCTCCTGAAGCCGCCACATCACCTCCGACTCGTAATAGTCGGGCAGGGCGGGGCTTTGGTTATATCTGCCCCAATGCCCTGCGTCAATGCATATCTTTGCCACTTTCGGTCTCCCCGAGCGCCCTCTGCGCCTGCTCAAGCCCCTGCAGGGCGCGGGATACCGATATGGCATCCACCCTGCCCTCGGTGACAATATAGGACACCGCCGAGACCAGCGACACAACCGCACCCGCAACGGCGGTGACGGTATCGGCGTCGCCGCCGACTGTTATGCTCACACCCATAAAGATGCCCGCCAGCGCCGTAAGAAATTTGCGGCTGAGCAGCTTTTTAAGGGTTTGTTTTATGATATTTTTCATCCTGTTTTTCTCCTCTCAGCTGACGATATCCCACCGAGACACGTCAGAATAAATATGTTCTATAAAACTGTTGCCGCCCAGCGCCTTGTACGCCTTGTAGGTGGTCAGAAAATTCTCCAGCTCGTACTGCCGTATCCTGCCCTCGTCGCGGTGTCTGTAATAGGTGCGGAGCATATCGGCGCGAAGCAGACACTTTTGCCCCTCCTCTATATGGTGCAGACCCAGCACCCATCTGCGCAGAGGGCGCACGAACATCACCGCCAGACCCAGTACCGCACTTATACCGGTGCAAATTTCGGTTATCATTGTCAGCATTGTCATAGGTCATACCCGTTTGGGTCTGCAAAAGCCGAAGCTTACCCGCCTCGGCTTTTGCAGAGGCGAGCCGTTACAGTCCCAGCTCTCTTGCGCGCCGGGCAAACTCACGTCTGCGCTCACCTGCGTACTCGGCGGCAGACACGTCCTGACGGGCCGACTGCTCAAGGATAAGTGCGAACTTGCGCTTGATCATAACGGGCACGCCGCGCTTTATGAGGCAGTTTTCGCCGTTGCAGGACACGAACACGTCGTCGCGGTAATCCTTGCCGTCCTTGAAGAGCTGTACCTCCACGTACTCCTCAAAATAAGGGTCGGGTGCGCACTCGGCAGGCTTGGGTCTCTGCACAAGCTCCTGCCTCAGCTCCTCTCTCAGCTGATTTTTTATCTGCTCAAGCTCGGATGAAGTGAGCCTGAGGGTAGTTTTTGTTTCGGACATTGATTGTTCCTCCTTGTTTGACTTTGGTGCGGAGGGGGCTTATTCCCCCTGCCGCGTTTTATGTGTGTCAGTTAGCGCCCAGATCGTTGAAGGTGGAGCAGCTCTCGATACGAACCATATACTCCTCCACCAGACGCTTTGCCGCACGTGTTGCCTTCCACTCATCTGTTGCTTGCAAACCTATCGCATTGTTGTTAAAATAAATCCATACAATCAATCTAAAACTCGTATATTGGAAGTGTTCCCTATGAAAGCTCCCACAAAAGAACAACTCCTGAATGATGTCATATCCGATCTTACCTGGAAAGAGATCGCCGAAAAATACGGATACAGTGACCCTCGATTCCTGAGAAAACTTGCAAACCGATATGATCTTCCCAAAAGAAGAGTTATTCTCAAACCCTCCGAAGAAACTCTGCGTAATCTCATACTCGTTGAGGGTATGACCCCACAGCAGGCAGCCGTACATCTGGGTTATGGAGAAGGCGGATGGTCCAACATCTACAAATATTGCCGCAATTATGGCATCACCTTTGATTATTCCATAAACCACGACCTGCGTTCTACCGACTTTTCGCAACGCCAAAAGGATATCTGTTTGGGTTCGCTTCTTGGAGATGCATATTTGAGGCCTTCGGGCAATAATGCCGCATTATCCTTTACTCACGGACAAAAACAACTTGATTACCTGCGTTGGAAATACGACGAGTTCTCAAATTTTGTTACTGCAAAAGAATTCTATTCGTGTCAAAACGAATTCAGAGGCAATCGTCCTACTTTCTCTTTTTCTACCGTATCCCATCCGTTTTTGGGCTGGGCACGCAAGCTTTGCTATCCGGAGGGGCGCAAAAAAGTGTCCTCGCTTTGGCTGTCTCAACTCTCTGCTCTGTCTCTTGCCGTATGGTACATGGACGATGGCTCTATCAATAAACGCTATAGAACTATCGTGTTATGCACTAATTCTTTTTCTGTTGAGGAGCAGCAATTGATCATTGAGTATTTCAAAAACTCCTGGGGCATAGAAGCCAAGTTAGAGCCCAGACGAAATGGGCAATTTGTTGTGAGAATAAATGCCTCCCGGTCAAAAGCGTTTCTGGATATTGTTGCTCCGCATATTCCTGATTGTATGAATTATAAACTTGGATAGGCGCCGACTCATTTCTGCGTCGGTCTCCGATTTCATTTTGTCCTGCTTTGTGCGGGACTTTTTGATTATATTCGGAGTACGGACTATCGCATCACGGTATCTCCGTGCCGCTTCATTTAGTCTCTCACGCTGTATTAAAACTTGCGCCTTGTTATCCGTCACCGGAACTTCAAGTCAATTAGAAGCGGTTTTAAGCGGGCTGGTGTACAATTTTAGGCAGCAATTGCCCGAGTGTAACCCGCTGTCCCTCTCTGATCAAGGGGATCGGCAGAGCCGGCAGAGCCCAGCTGCTTGACGATATGCTGCAGACCGCCGCCGCTGATCTCGGTTACGCCGTATGCGTTGTCACCGAAGATCAGCGTAGCGTAAACGTCTCTGCCTTTTGCGCCTGCCTCACCGGGATAGATGACCGCCTCGGCAGCCATGGTGCTTTCGGGAGTCTCGGCAACGGTCACCGATGCGCCGCCCGCGTTGCCTGCGGTGGCGTAGATTACGGTATACAGCTTGTCGTTGATGATGACACGTCTGCCCGACAGCGCGGTAGCCTGCGCCTCGTTGAGCTTTTCGTAGATGGTGATGGTCTTGCCCGAAACGCTCTTGACGGTCAGCTCTCTGTGACCGGAGGAGTCGCTGTGCTTGGTCGTCAGGTCGTTGGCGTGGAATATCTTGCCCTCGCTGGTCTCGATAAATCTGCAGCCTGCGATAGCGCCGATCTCGCCCGTGTAGATGTTCTTGGGGTCGGCGTACTGATGGGGGTACTTCCACTCGGGATCGTTTGTCAGGTCAAAAGAGCAGTCCTGATTGATGATAGCCACGTAGTAGCCGTCGATCTTTTCGGCGTTCATTGCCTTGAGATAGCGGACCACGCGCTTGATAAGGTCAACGGTCAGGTAGCAGTTGCCGCTGTCCTCACCGCCCGTCAGCTGATAGCGTGCGGTCTTGCCGCCTGCGTAGTGGACGTTGGTACCGCCGCACAGCACCTCGCGGGTGATGGTATCAAGCGTTCTGCCCGCCTGCGCGCCCAGCAGCTTGGTGGCCTGCACCAGATTGTTGTCGATAGCGGTCATCAGAAGCAGATCGGACAGCTCCACGAAGCCGCCGTACTGCTCAACGGTAGCGGAAACGGTGGTCATATTCAGCTTCTGTCCGTCGGGTGTGACGCCCTCGGTCAGCGCGGTAAGCAGCTTGGGCAGGGGGCTGTACTTGCGGAACTCCACCGTCTTGCCGCTGCCCTGGGGAATGGGAAGCTTCTGTGCAAATCTGTCGTGGATCAGCTTGGGCTCGGCGATATCAATAAGATAATCGCTGTAGTAGGTCCTCATCTCACCGCTCAGACCCTTGTCTGTGGTGACGTTGGTGTTGCCGTCAAAAACGGCAAGTGAAATTGCTTTGATTGTCAGTTTGTTCATTTGTTCTCCTTTTTTTGGGTTATCTTGTAAGTGTGATCTTCTCGCCTCTTGCGGCGCGTCGGGCGTAATCCGCCCTCTGCTCACGGCTGAGCGCCGAAACGTCCCTGCTCAGCGATACACCGCAGTTGGCGTAGATGCCGTTTTCGGGCACGCGGAGACCCCGGATGCGGATGTCCTCGGTTATTCTACGCTGCAGCTCCTCCTTGGCGCTCTCGGCGGCTTTTGCGGCAAGCTCCTCAAGATGCACCGCGCGGTAGGCCGTCTCAAGGGGCACTCCCGTGCGCAGCAGAGCCTCAAACAGCGGGTCTTTGAGCTCTGTGCCGAGATCGAACTCCGGGATGCGCTCCTTGAGCTTTTCCCCTTCTGCCTGCCGCAGCGCCTCGGACTGCCTCTGCGTTTCATCCTGTACGCGCCATTTCTCCTCCAAAAACTCCGTCAGCGCCGCAGGCTCGGCACTGTCTGCCCCGAAACGGGCGCAGACCAGCTCCGCCAGCGCGCGGTAGGCGTCTTTTGGGGTGTCTTTGTCTTTTTTCAGTCTCAGTGTTGTCATCGTTCTCCTTCCTTGTCTGTCACCAAAACTCCGTTTATATGAACCCTCACGTTGTCGGGGTAGCTGACCGCCACCTGACAAAGCCCTATGACCGCGGTCATAAAGGCGCTGCGCAGCGATTGGTCACCGACGGCTTTTATGTGAGCTTTTCCCCCTCCGGGCAAAAGCTCACCGTACCCCGTAAGCTTGTCCAGCTTTTTTACGTGCTCGGGATTGTTGCTTACCCACCCGACAAGCGCAAAGGTAAGTGCGGAAACGGCGGCGCAGACGATATCATTGCCCGGGCAATAAAGTGCGTGTCCCTCCAGCCTGAGCTCATACAGATCACGGTCGGTATTTACCGTTACGCTTATCATACCCTCCACCCCCTTTCGCTCAGTCTGCGGTGCGGGCGGTCTGCTCTGCAAGGGCGCGGAGACGCTCAAGAGCTTTTTCTTTGCCCTCAAACTCCATAAGCTCCAGCATAATGATGCCCTCACGCGCCTTTTCGGGTGAAAAGGCTCCCAGCTCAAACAGCTCCTTTGCCGTCTCGTTAAGAGACATACGGGAGAACGGATTGCGCCGCTCGGCGCTTACCTGCACGTCGAACACGGGACTTGCACAGCCGTCCTTCGGCGCGATCTGATCGCTGCAGAAGCTCCTGAACTCCCAGCCGTTTCTGCCCGTGATGCGAAAACAGCGGCGCTCGGTATAAAACTGTCTGATAAGCTCGATGCAGAGGTAGCATATTTTCACGTAGGCGCGGTATGCAGCCGCTATCATATCGCGGCTGTTTTTGCTGCCCGCTTCCTGTAATGCGGCTATTGCTGCCGCAGCGGTGACACCTTCGCCCGAAGACCCTGCGTTTACGTCGCGGTTGGCGCTGGTCTCCTTCATCTCGCGTATCTTCTGCTCGAGCACCTCCACGTACACCTTGTCCAGCGGCTCCAGCTTTATCTGCTTGAGTCGGTTTTCGTCCAGACTGCTGCCCTCCACGTGAACTATGGGTCTGCTCCAGTCCAGAAGCTCCTCCTCGTTGATGCCCGTATTGTTAAGTGCAAAATACCTGACCTTGGTAGCCATTACCGCCGTCTCAAGTATGTTTGCGCTGAGCTTGTCTATGTACATCTGGGGGTCTTTGCACACCGCCACGTAGCCGAAGCCCACGGGCGTGCCCTTTTCGGGGAACAGAGTATCCATTACCACGGGATACTGCCCGTGATCGTAAAAACCGCGCTCTCTGTATTCGGGGTCGTTCTCGGATGCGTACAGCAGGATATCCTCGCAGAACTTCATCAGATGCACCGTCTGTCTGCCGGATGCGGTGCGGCTTTTATAGTAGCAGTCCACCACCAGCACCTTGTCACGGTCGGCGGCGTGCGTACCTGCGCAGCCGTCTGTGCAGGCACCGCCTTTGAGCCTGCCTCCTGCGTGAGGATAGAGCCTCTCTACCGCGCTTTTTTCCCACATATCGGTGATAAACAGTCTGCGCGAGCGCTGAAGATCTCCCACTCCCGGCTCCCAGAATATATTGAGCAGGTCTATCATCCTGATGTCCACGTCCCCCAGACCCTGCTCCTTTTCGCTGTTCCAGAACACGCCGTAGGCGGCTGTGCCGTGCTTGAGCTTTTCCCACCAGTTGTCCGAATAGGTCTGCTCAAAATCGCACCGCTCCATAATAACGGGCAGTATCTCGCTGAGAAGCTGTGCGCTGCAAACGTCCCTTTCCTCTCTGGGCAGGACGTTTGCGTAGGGGTAGCTGTCCGAGGCGTCGGCGTGCTTGTTCATCAGGGTGTTGAACAGCCACGCCGAGGTGGGCTCGGGATGGGCTCCGCGGCTGCCCGTACCGATCACCTCCCAATGGCGGCGCTTGTACCACAGCTCATTTTCGATAATGCGGCTCTCAAGGGGCGCTTTTGCCTCCCTGTAGATACGAAAATCCTCCATAGCCGCCTTAAGCTCGTCGTTGCCCACGGGACGTACCCGGTTTTTGTGAGTCAGTTCCCTGACCGCGCCGCATACCCTTTCGGCGGGTGCGGCGCTTTTTGTTTTTTCGGTCATTTTGTCTCCTTGTCAATATTTTTTGTACCAATCGTAGCGCCCCAGCGGGGTATCCTCTCCGCTCAGGGGAGAATAGACGGGTACCCGTGCAGGGGTCGGTGCGGCTGCGATGGGGTTTTCCATACACACGTAGCGGCACTCGTCGTAGATGTGATCCTCGCCGTCGGAATCAATATCCTCCACACGGCTGTCGTCGTACACCAGCGAGGGCAAAGTGCGGATAAAATGTCGGCAGGTGGAAAAAACGTACAGCATCGGCACGCCGTTTGAGTCAAAGGCAAGTCTGTTGTGAAGCTGCATCTTTCCGTCTATCCTTGAGTGGTCGCCCTTGCCGAAATATACCCGTTCCCGCTCCATCAGATTGGCAATGCTCTCGGTACCGTCACTTCCCCAGATAGCCGGGTCTGCGACCCCGATGATGTTCCTGCTGCGCAGGTTTGGATCCTCGCTCTCGATGCGCTTTATCTCGCGGGCCACCGCCGCAGGCTCAAGTCTGACTCCCGTGTTTGGGGTATCGGTGCAGCCGTAATACTCGCGGATGCGGTACAGCCGTCTGTCGTGATCTATGGCGTACCACCCCACCGAAAAGGGTCTGCTGTACCCCCAGTCAAAGCCGCGGTATATCTTCCAGCTGTCGGGAACGGCAAATGGAGATATGACGTGGGTGTTTTTGCGGTCAATATAATGGTCGGGATCGTCACGCCATTCGGTGAACACCTGCCCCGAAAAGGTGTCCCAATCGCCGTAAAGCAGTGCCTTGCGCTCTGCCTCGGGCAGCGACGCCAGCCGCTGAACGTAATCGGGGTCGCTTCTGAGCAGGGCGGGGTTGTCAAATACCGACGAGGGCACGAAGATTCGCTTCTGCTCCCGCTCCACCTCTTTTCCCGACGGCTCACGCCATCTGACCGTCCGGCAGATG